GGGCTTGACACCACGGTCGACTGGAAAAATACAGGCGACAACTCGTACGATGGAGAAAAACTAAAGCTATTAGTACATGACGAAAGTGGTAAATGGGAGAGACCTACTAATATACTTAACAATTGGCGAGTTACAAAAACCTGCTTAAGATTAGGTAGCCGGGTTATTGGAAAGTGCATGATGGGATCAACATCAAACGCATTAGACAAAGGAGGTAAAAACTTTAAAAAACTATACGATAGTTCTGACGTAAAAAATAGGAACAAAAATGGCCAAACAAGAAGCGGTTTGTATAAACTGTTTATTCCAATGGAATGGAATTACGAAGGGTTCATTGACGAGTACGGGTGGCCGGTATTTGAAACACCTAAAAAAGAAACGGAAGGCCCTCATGGAACTTCTATTGAAGAAGGGGTTATTAACCATTGGGAAAACGAAGTAGAGGGATTAAAAGATGATCCAGACGCATTGAACGAATATTATCGTCAATTTCCAAGAACAGAGCAACACGCATTCAGAGATGAATCAAAACAATCCATATTTAACTTAACAAAAATATATCAGCAGATAGATTACAACGAAGAGTTAAGGAATAATACAATGGTTACACAGGGTAACTTCCAATGGAAAAATGGTATTAAAGATACTGAGGTAATATTTTACCCTAATAAAGACGGTAGATTTTATATTACTTGGGTACCTAATCAAGAGCAACAAAACAATATAACGATAAAAAATGGTATTAAATATCCAGGAAATGAGCACATGGGTGCCTTTGGTTGTGACAGTTACGATATTAGTGGTGTCGTTGGCGGCGGCGGCTCTAACGGAGCTTTACATGGATTAACTAAATTTTCAATGGAGGACGTACCTCCTAATCATTTCTTTTTAGAGTATATCGCAAGACCCGCGACAGCTGAAATGTTTTTTGAAGATGTATTAATGGCTATGGTGTTTTACGGCATGCCTATACTTGCGGAGAACAATAAACCAAGATTACTTTATTATATAAAAAGAAGGGGATACAGGGGTTTTAGTATTAATAGACCCGATAGAACCTACAATAAGTTATCAATAGCAGAAAGAGAAGTAGGTGGAATACCTAATTCAAGCGAGGATATAAAACAAGCTCATGCATCCGCTATTGAAACATACATAGAGGATTTTGTTGGCGAAAAAGTAGACGGGTATGGAGATGTTTATTTACAAAGAACATTACAAGATTGGGCTAAGTTTGATATAAACAATAGAACAAAGCATGATGCATCTATAAGCTCAGGGCTAGCCTTAATGGCTTGCAATAAGCACAGGTATACACCCCGAGCGGCAACGCAAAAAAAAGTGTACACTTTAGGATTTAAAAAATACAATAACGAGGGAGCTACTTCAAAAATAATATAATAAATGAATGTAAGTACAAACACTAATAGCCCATTTCCTGATCAGGTAGTTAGCGATGCTGAGAAAGCTACGCTAGAATACGGATTGCAGGTGTCAAGGGCTATCGAGCAGGAGTGGTTTAATTATGGAGGGGCTGGGTCAAATAGATATTCTGTTAACTGGAATAGCTTTCATAACCTTAGGCTATATGCTAGGGGAGAGCAAAGCGTGCAAAAGTACAAAGACGAGTTGGCCATTAACGGGGATTTGTCTTATCTTAATTTAGATTGGAAACCAGTGCCTATACTTTCAAAGTTTTCAAACATAGTTGCTAACGGCATTACTCAGAAGCGATACGATATAACTTCTTATGCTCAGGATCCAGAGTCATTAAAGAAAAGAACAGACTACGCAAATAATATACTTTTTGACATGAACACTCGTGAGGAGCGAGCAATTGCTTCCGAGTTAATAAATATATCTTATAAAAAATCACCATTATCGGAAGAATCTTTACCTAACTCTTTGGAGGAAAGGGACTTGCACATGCAACTTAGATACAAGCCGGCTATAGAAATTGCAGAAGAAGAGGCTATTAACACTGTATTGGCTACAAATGAATTTGATTTAGTGAGAGCTAGGGTTAATCAGGACTTAGTTAATATAGGTATAGGTATTACAAAAACTGCATTTAATCCAGCTGAGGGTATTGTAGTGGATTATGTAGATCCCGCTTACTGTGTATGGTCGTATACGGAGGATCCTAATTTTGATGACATATACTACGTGGGTGAAGTAAAATCTATCTCAATACCTGAACTTAAAAAAGAGTTTCCTTATATATCCAACGAGGAGCTAGAAAAAATTCAAAAGTTTCCAGGAAACAGAAGGATGATTCAGGGGTTTGAAAATTATGACAATAACACTGTTCAGGTATTATATTTTGAATATAAAACCTATACTGACCAAGTATTTAAAATAAAAAGAACTGATAGCGGATTAGAAAAAGCTATTGAAAAAACTAGTGAATTTGATCCCCCACCAAACGATAACTTTGAAAGAGTGGCTAGATCAATAGAGGTATTATATGAAGGGGCTAAAATTATTGGCACGGATATAATGCTTAAATGGAATATGTCTGAAAACATGACAAGGCCGTTAGCTGATACCACCAGGGTTGAAATGAGTTATTCAATGTGTGCTCCCCGAATGTACAAAGGAGTTATACAATCGCTTATAAGTAAATGTATTGGATTTGCGGATGTTATTCAGCTTACTCATCTTAAGATGCAGCAAGTATTATCAAGAATGGTGCCGGATGGAGTATTCTTAGATGTGGATGGATTAGCGGAAGTAGACTTAGGAAATGGAACAAACTACAATCCTCAGGAAGCATTAAATATGTATTTTCAAACAGGTTCTGTAGTAGGTAGATCTTTAACGCAGGAAGGAGACATGAACAGAGGCAAGGTGCCTATACAAGAATTATCTAGTTCTTCTGGTATCGGCAAAATGCAATCCTTAATTACAGCATATAATTACAATATGCAAATGATTAGAGACGTTACTGGATTAAATGAAGCAAGAGACGGCAGCATGCCAGATCCGAACGCTTTAGTTGGCTTACAAAAAATGGCAGCCAATACGTCTAATACAGCCACTAAGCATATACAAAACGCTAGTATACAGATAGCTTTAAGTACTTGTGAAAATATATCATTAAAAATAAATGACGTATTAAATTTCCCTCTTACTAAGAATTCATTAATGAATAGCATATCTACTTTTAACGTTGAGACCTTAAAAGAAATTAAAAATCTTAATCTGCATGATTTTGGTATATTTTTAGAAATGGAGCCAGATGATGAAGAAAGAGCTGAGTTGCAAAAGAATATACAGATTGCTTTGCAAACAAAAGAAATTGATATCGAAGATTCGATAGACATCAACCAAATTAAAAACATTAAGTTAGCAAACGAAATGTTAAAGCTTAAGCGTAAAAAGAAACAAGAAAAAGCGCAGGCGTTAGTACAGCAAAACATTCAGGCCCAAGCGCAGGCAAATGCCCAGTCTGCAGAAAAAGCCGCAATGGCTGAAGTGCAAAAGCAGCAAGCGCTAACGGCAGAAAAAGTTGCGATAGAGCAAGCTAAATCAAATTTTGAAATGCAAAGAATGCAAGCCGAGGCTCAGATTAAAAAAGAATTAATGGCTACGGAGTTTCAATACAACTTGCAGCTTGCACAAATGAAAGCTCAAGAAATAAAAACTAAAGACGCACAAATAGAAGATCGAAAAGATAAAAGAATTGAAAAAGAAGGATCGCAGCAAAGCCAATTAATAGAGCAAAGGCAAACGCAGGGGTTACCTAAAGACTTTGAGTCGGCTGGCAATGATAACCTAGGCGGCTTTGATCTATCTCGGTTTGATCCCCAATAAATAAGTATTTAATAATTATATAATATCATATCATGAGTGAAAAAACAGAAGGATCTTTTAAGATCAAGTCTAAGCCAAAGCTAACGGAAGAACAACTAGCGGCTAAAAACAGGGAGCCCTTAATAGATATCCCCAGCAATGTAACAAAAGTAGTAATTTCTAAAAAGGATACAGCGGCTGTGGATCCGCTTTTAGAGGGAGCAGGAGACGGGGTTATAAAAGAAATAGTTGACGATAAGCCTATTGAGCCGGCTAAGCTAGCAGAAGCACCCGCTGCGCCAGTTGCACCAGTGGACGCATTACCAGAAAATATCACTAAGTTGGTATCGTTTATGGAGGACACAGGGGGCACTATGCAGGACTACATTAGGTTAAACACTAATTACGACGATATAGATCGCGACGTACTAGTAAAAGAATATTACAAAAACACTAAGTCTCATTTAAGTGCAGAAGAAATCGAGTTTATGATCGAGGACAATTTTGCATTTGATGAAGACTTAGACGAGGAGCGAGATATCCGAAGAAAAAAACTCGCATATAAAGAAGAGGTTGCAGAAGCCCGTAAGTTTTTAAATGATACTAAAGATAAGTATTACGATGAGATCAAGTTGAACTCGCCTAAATTATCTGGAAATCAGCAGGAAGCATCGGACTTTTTTAATCGATATAAAGAGGACCAGGAAAGAAACACAGCTAACCACGAAAAGTTTAAAGCCGATACTAATCAATTACTTAACAAAAATTTCGAAGGTTTCGATTTTACATTGGGTGATAGAAAATTTAGGTATGGTGTACAAAACCCATCGCAGGTAGCAGAAACACAGTCGGACATCGGTAATTTTATAGGGAAGTTCCTTGGAAAAGATGGCACGATTGAAGATACCGCAGGGTATCACAAAGCATTGTATGCGGGTGCAAATGCCGATAAAATGGCAAATCACTTTTACGAACAAGGCAAAGCCGATGCTATTAGAGATGTTGTAAACAAATCTAATAATACATCCAGCTCAGCTAGAAAAGCTGCGCCGATAGACGGAGCAAGGTTTGGTGCATACAAAGTAAAATCAGTTTCTGGAGCGGACTCGACAAAACTAAAAATTAAAAAGTTTAAAAATTAATAACAATGAGTTTATTACCACAATTTGGGGATATAGTCCCTTCACAATCACAGCAGATACTTAACACCAACTACCTACAATGGACCGCCAATGGGGGAGCTGGAGCAGTGCCTGCTAATTTTGCTGATTTTGCACAGCAATATTTACCAGAAATTTATGAAGCAGAAGTAGAGCGTTATGGAAACAGAACGTTAGCTGGATTTCTAAACATGGTTGGCGCTGAAATGCCAATGACATCTGATCAAGTAATTTGGTCTGAACAAAATCGTTTGCATATTGCTTATGATGATTGTACTTACGCTGGAGGAGCACCTACTATATTAATTATAGGAGGAGGCGCTACTGCGCAAAACGTAATGTCTATTAACGACACAGTCGTTCTTTTGGACACAGTAACAGGAACAGAAGCTAAAGCTGTTGTAACTGCTACTACCCCAGGAGTTGCTGGTGTTGGAAGTGTTACTCTTCAGTTTTATAACGGAAACGTATTAAACACTGCTGGAGCTGTATTTACATCTGGTAGCATTAAGGTTTTTGTATATGGATCTGATTACTCTAAAGGTACCACTATTGGTGCTGGAGCTGGAAATTCAGCTGCTAGAGTATCTGTTGAACCAGTATTAACGCAATTTTCAAACTCTCCAATCATAATCAGAGATCAGTATGTTGTATCTGGATCAGATACTGCACAGATTGGTTGGGTAAATGTAGCAACTGAAGATGGAACTGACGGATACCTATGGTACCTAAAGGCTGCATCTGAAACTCGCTTACGTTTCCAAGACTACTTAGAAATGGCTATGGTAGAAGGAGAATTAAATACAAATGCAGGAGCAGGTGCTTACCAGGACCTACAGCAGCCAGGAACACAAGGTTTGTTTGCAGCTATCCAAGATAGAGGTAATGTACAAACTGGATTCACAGCCGCTAACGGACTAAATGAATTTGATGCAATTCTTAAAAACCTAGATACTCAAGGAGCTATCGAAGAAAACATGTTGTTTTTACAACGTCAAACTTCTTTAGACTTTGATGATATGCTAGCCGCAATCTCTAGTGGACAAACTGGAGGAGTTGCTTACGG